AGTCAGAAAGATTACCAAATCCTGTCGCATTACCTGTTGAAGCTATTGTCACATAATCCATATAGCTCTGATAACTGCCGTTGTAACCGCCTGAAAACACAGCTCTTGTATCAGTAGACATGCCATTCAGATCGGAACGTGCGTAAGCTAAATCCCCAAAATCTGTAGCATTACCTGTAGTTGCTATTGTGATGTAAGCTATTTGGTTCCTGTATTGTGACTGACCAAATCCCCCTGCAATTAAACCTCTTGTTGAACTACTAGCCCCTGCAAGCCTAACGCGGTACAATGTCAAATCATTACCAAAGGTTGTCGCATTTCCCGTAGAAGCTATTGTTATATACTCAATGCGGTTTGAAGTACCCTCACAAGCTGATATGCCTCGTGTTTCATTACTAATGCCTGCGTTTTCATTTATGTTTTGAGTGGCATCACCAAAGTCTGTAGCGTTACCCGCAGTTGCTATTGTGAAATACTGAATTACGTTAGTGCCGTTTTGACCACCGCCATAATTTATGCCACGCGTAGAAGATGCAATATTGCAAGCAGCAAACGAACCAATACTTAGTAAGTCTCCGAAATCTGTTGCATTGCCAAGAGTTGTTATATCTATAGAGTCAACAGTATTTACTCGTATGCCGCCAGAGTATTCTCCTCCCATAAATAAGGCTTTCGGCGCGGCATTACCCGCTGTGGGCCAAAGTCCTTGCTTACCAAAGGCTAATGCTTCCCCTAGTGACCACACGCCGCTTGCTACGCTGTTCTCATAATTTCCATCAGGATCAGTCGGAGTATCGGTAATAATGTTTCCTTGGTAACGTTTAGGCATTATGAAAGTCCTCCGTGAGAACCTGAAGTAGCGGCATTAGAAAAAACATTAGAAGTCAAGTCACCAAAATCAGTAGCGTTTCCTACGGACGCAATTGTGATATAGTCTATTACATTGCTGCCCCAGCCGCCAGCAAACAATCCTCTTGTAGCATTGCACGTACCTGATGTTGAATATCGTGCTACGGTTAAATCACCAAAATTGGAAGCATTACCTGTTGAGGCAATCGTCACATAATCTATTGTATTATTAGCGGTCAAACCAGAATCTATTGCTCCACCACCAAAAACGGCTCTCGTTCCATTACATAAAGCGCCAACACCATATCTTGATAAAGTTAGATCACCAAAGTCCGTACTGTTTCCTGTAGATGCTATAGTAATGTAATTTATCACATTCTGCTTTGTGTTTACGATTCGCCCACCAGCAAACAACCCTCTTGTCGAAGAAGCTGTACCCGATACGCCGTCTACAGTTCCCCATAAATCCCCATAATCCGTTGCGTTTCCGGTTGTGGCTATTGTAATGTAGTCCATTACGTTTGTAGGGCTTGGCTCAGTACCGCCCCCAAAAACCGCTCTTGTGCTGTTGCTTAAAGCCCCCATTTCACGAATAGCAACAGTAGCGTCACCGAAGTTTGCGCCATTTGACCCTAGTATGGATAGAGTGAAATATTCAATATACTTGTAGCTTGTATTTTGAGTGTTTCCGTGTCGTATTATTCCTCTTGTCGCAGAACCACACCCTGCGCTACCATAAGAATTATATGTTAGGTTTCCAAAAACACTTGTATTTCCCGTTGTGGAAATAAATACATACTGCATGGCATTCGTAGTAGCTTGTGTTCGTTGAAAGTATGCGGCATCGCCGCCCAAAGGCGGAAGAGGCCAACCACTAGCATTCTGATACTGCGTGGAGAGGTTCCATACACCTTGATAATTGGGCATTATTGAAGTCCTCCGTGATTGCTAGAACAAGCTGCGGTATACCGATCTGCCTGCGTTTGATCACCAAAATCAGCCGCATTACCAGTGGTTGCGATAGTTACATATTGTAATTGCGCGGTGTCATATCCGCCAAAAATGCCTCGCACGTTACTGCTTGTTCCAGAACCACCATATCCAGCGGTAAGCAAATCACCAAAGTCCGTAGCATTTCCTGTGGATGCTGTTGTGATGTAGTCAATCACGTTTGTACCACCATCACCGCCACCGAACACTGCCCTTGTATCACTACCAAAAGCACCGATTCTCGCACGGGTAACGCTTAGATCACCAAAATCACTGGCGTTTCCAGTAGTAGCGATAGTTACGTAGTTAATGTTATTTATGTTAGAAAAACTTGTGTTTTGGTATCCCGCCCAAACGCCACGAGTTGGCGAAGCTGCGCCACAAGAATACATACTTGCGTTGCTATCCGTGCTGCCAAAGCCAGTTGCGTTTCCAGTAGAGGCAATAGTTATGTAATTGTTTTGTGTTATTGTGGAGCCGTTATACCCTCCAGTAAAAATTCCTCTTGTTCCGTTAGAAACTCCACCGCCTACCCATCTAGCGCTATACCCGTAATCACCAAAATCAGATGCGTTACCAGTAGTTGCTATGGTCACATAATCCATAGTGTTTACATATGTATTGGTATACCCCGCTGCCCAAACGCCTCTGGTAGAAGAAGACACTGAACCACCACCGTATCGACCCTGTGTAGAATCACCAAAATCAGTTGTATCGCCAAGCGTTTCCACGATGACATACTCTATTTCAGTAACGCTATTGCCGTACATACTCCAGAGCGCACGAGTGGCTTGTGGAGTAACCGCATCACTCGCCTCACTAGGAGCAGACCAACCAGACGCATTGATTGCCCAGACGTTAAACGTGTAGCTTGTGCCGTTGGTTAGACCATAGACAGTAATAGGTGATTCCGTAGGGTAACTGCCACCCGCACCTGATGTATATTGATAAACCGTATCGGAAGTAGACCCCAAAATATACATTTTGGAGCCGTCATTGTTAAAAGTTATGCCTTGTGGGTTAGTTTCCTGCGAAACAGAGAAAGACACACTATCATAGGACAAAGTAGATATGTCATATGCGGTACTTAAAGTATATTGATATACAGAATCCCCCGTATTTCCGCTCATAAAGGCTTTTGTTCCGTCATTATTGAAAACAAAACCTAGAGGGGCATTATCTTGACTGGTGAACGAAAAGCTAACACTGTCATAAGAAGCTGTAGATAAATCATAAGCTGTAGATAAAGTATACTGAAAAACGCTATCGTTTATTAAACCCAAAATATACATTTTGGTTCCGTCATCGTTAAACGTCACCCCGTATGGTGCTGTGTCTTGAGAAGATACACTAAAACTGACGCTATCGTAGGAAGCAGTTGACATATCCCAAGCAGTAGAAAGACTATATTGATACACCGTATCATTAGAATTTCCTACCATGTAAAACTTTGAGCCATCAGGCTTAAACTCAAAAGCGTAAGGATTAGCGTCTTGTGAGCCGACATAAAATGATACGGAATCATAAGACGCAGTTGAAATGTCAAATGCTGTACTTAGAGAATATTGGTAGACGCGATCATTACCTCTGCCCAAAACGTACATTTTAGTGCCATCTGACTTAAAACGAACATCCATTGGGACTAAATCTTGGCTATTTACACTAAAGCTGATATTGTCATAACTCGCAACCGATAAGTTAAAAAGGTTATTCGTGTAACCATCACCATTATCAGACTGCACCCTATAACCAGTAATTGCTGACGCACCAGTATTTTCAGGAGCAGTAAAACTTACGGTGGCCTGCGTGCTACCTGCGCTTGCGCTTACACCTGTTGGTTCATCTGGAGCGTTAAGGCCGTCTTGACCTAGAAAACCGCCTTTGCCTTTAGCCATTTTTTATCCCCTTACGAGATTTCTTCGTAGCTCACCAAAACCTCAAGGTCACTTGCTGTGCCTGCTGTTGCAGTTATGGATGTATTCTCTTCCAAGTATAGCGCAGTGTTCTTATCCAAAACAACAAGCGATGCATCCGCAGGTACAGATATTGTACTTGCAAGTGAGTATGCTGTACCACCACCAGACGCTGCGCTGTGTACATCCACAGTAACATCACATGCGTTACTGCCATCCACGTTAGCAACTTGAATCATGTTAATCTTAAAGACTTGGTTACTCGAAGCAGCGTTGCTCACGAGGGTTGTTTGAGAGGTGCTTGTTAAAGCAACCTTTGCTGTCTTCCCCGTAATGGTGGAGACATTTACGATATTCGGTGCAGCCATGTGTTAATCTCCTTTAAGCTCCGAAAACAAGTGAAAACGATATGGCGTATCCTCTTGCCTGTGCGGGGGTTGCCCGTTCAGAAAAGGAGATTGTGCCAGACCCATTTGTCGCCAACACATAATTACTTGTACCATCAGATGTTGGTAAAGTAAACGCATCGACAAAACCCTGAAGATTAGAGTCATAAGCCAAAACAGTTGAGCCAATGTCTGAATCCTCAAGATAGTTCAATAGAACTTTTTTAACAGCCGCAGAGCCACCGCCGCCATCACAGTAAATGATTGCACTGTCGTTATTAGCAATCGTTACGTTACTGCCAGAGCCTTGGTCAAAGATCACACTTTGCCCTGAGTTGTTTACGACAAAGTAAAGTTTCTGCGCATTATTAGGTAGTACCGTAATCGTGTGCGTTCCGCTAGGTGTGCCACCAAGAACAAGAACTTTATACTGTCCATCCGACAAAACACCGTCCGCTGTTTGCAGATTTGAGCTTGTACCTGATAAAGTTATAGAACCTACACCGTTTGTGATACGGTCAATGATATCAAAGTTATCGTTGGTGGTTTGACCCCATGTACCCGACTGTTCGCCGGATGCGATCTTTTCTATGCCACCGTTTGTTGTATATGTACTTGGCATTCACCTCACCTTTACGCTGCAATATCCGTCCACGTTGTGGAGCTTGAAGGGTTTACTTCAGACCATGTTGTTTCCGGGTCTGGAATGATTCTACCCCAAACTATCGGCGGTGTCACCTCACCAGTTGCCGCAACACCTGTCGGAGATACGACTGCTGAACCTGTAACGGTCACTTCACCTACTGATCCTGTAGCCTGAAGGCCAGTAACAACAACCGTTATGCCCGTTCCACCAGTAACGGTTACATCACCGATTTCACCAGTGGCCTCTACTCCTGTCGGAGATACAACTGCGTCAGCAAATACGGTAACGGAGCCAACGCTGCCCGTAGCTTCCAGACCAGTTGCTGGGATAATAGCACCAGCCGTTACGGTAACGGCATTTACACTACCGCTGTTTACAAAGTCGGTTGAACCATTAGTGCCGTCGAAATGTAATAAAACAGGACTGTTCGCACTGCTCGTATATTCACTCGTTTCTGGCGTGAAGTCAGAGCCATCATAACGATCAACTGTAGATACACGAAGCTCGTCAATATAACCTTCCCAGTTATTAGAACCGTTAAAGTCAGAGCCAATGTGTATGTCTGCTGCGGTAGCCGTTACGCCAAAGAGGGTGCTGTCTTGTTTTACTCCGTCTACAAAGACAGAATAAGTGTTTCCAAATGGATCACCTCTTGTGACCGCTATGTGAACCCAAGTATCAACAGAGAACACAGCATTAATGTTGAATAAAGTAGTGTTGCCACGAAGAACCAGTAAGTTATCCGAAGACTGACGAAGAGCTATTGCATTATTGGATGTTGAATCTCTGCTATCAAAAAAGATGCCGTCTTGAGTTCCACTTGTCGGACGCACCCACATGTCAACAGTGAACGGATCGCCACCAAAGTTATAAGTCCCATCGGATACAACAGAATCGCCAGTGCCATCAAGTAGAAGACTTGATCCACCAAACTTATATTGAGCAGTAGATATCTGCGCATCGCCAACGCCAGAGAAAACAATTTCTGGCCCAAGAAGAGCATTTGCTGAAACACCCGTTGGACTTACAATTGCGTCAGCAGATACAGTTACATCATCAACTTCACCTGTTGCCTCAACACCCGTTGGAATAACCGATACATTTATCCTAGCGGTTGCATCGCCAACTTCGCCAGTGGCTCCAACACCTGTAAGAACAATGTTAGCCGTACCCGTAATTGACAGACTACCAATATTACCCGTAGCAAAACCTAATGGTTCAATTGGAGTAAGCGTAGAGTCACCAACAATGGACAAATCGCCAATGCCGCCAGTGGCCTCAACACCTGTTGGTATAACACCAGTGTTCGGTGCCTCAATCTGACCTACGGCCCCTGTTGCCTCAAGACCAGTAACAGCAACAAGCGCAATAATTTTGCCTTCCGCGTCACCGACTTCGCCTGTTGCAGCTACACCCGTTAGACTCACTGCTACATTTACGACACCATCGTCGCTAAATGCAGCCTGTGAATATGGGGTGAAGCCAAACATCTACCTATCCAAACACGATTGCCATTGCGATTGCCTTGCCCGTAGATGCCCCTGCGGACGTTTGTGTAGAGCCATCAGAAAATTGTAGAGTATCGACTTCCGCCGTACCTGTTACGTTCACTCCAGTGCTGGTGGTATTAAATCTGGTTGACCCATTGTAATAAAGATAAGTCTCGCCGTTGTGAGTACAATTGAGTAACCATTCATTATCTACGTCGTTATAAATGCCAGTAGTAGTGCTATTATTATGCATAAACACAGCACGACCACCAATACTGTAGCCTTCCCATCCAGTATGCGCACCACCATCAATCTGGATAGAGCCGTAGGTGCCAGTGACAGGTTGGAAGTAGCCGTTGCCTGTGTCGCCTAGACGTACACCTGTGGTGTTAACTGTGATTTCAGATGAGCCGCCTGTGGCAAGAGTAATGGTGTTTGTGCCGAACCCAAGATAAGTATCTACGTCACCATCGTGGAATAGTTTGTCACGCAGATAGATGTCTTCAACATTGTCTAAATACTGGCCATTAATATCTAAAGCTGAACCAAATGTCACAGTCCCGTTGAGGGTAAGATTACCTGTAGCTGTATCCGCTGCATCACTACGCAAGAAGCTGCTTGCTTGAATGCCATCAACGGTATCTGCGTCTAGGCCACTCCCAGAGCCATCGTTGCCCGATGTCCAGACTTCGTTCCCGTCGTAAGTTAAATCGCCAGTATGCGGAATAACTAGCTTATCTGACAGTGTGCCGCCTGATGATGTTCTAAATATTAACCTACCGTTACCATTAGCATGTGCGGCTGAAGGGTCTTGAGCGGCAATTTGGGCAAGTGTGTACGATGATGTAGTGTCATTGACAAACTCAACCATACCAATGTTTGATGTGCTTGAAGCTGTCCTTGCACCAGCGATTTTTATGAGTGCATCTTGTGCCTGTGAAGCAGTTGTTTCGACCGTAAATGTGGGGCTACCACTTGTTGCAATCGTCAAGTTTCCACTTGTTGTGTCTGCCGTATCACTACGCAAGAACTGTGAGGCATGAAGACTGTCTACTGTGTCGGCGTTTGTCGCAGACGTTGCAGACGTTGCAGTGCTTGCGTTCCCGTTTAATGTCGCAGTAATCGTACCTGCACTAAAGTTCCCAGAGCTGTCCCTTGCAACAACTTTAGATGCTGTGTTTGCAGATGTTGCATCGACGTTAACTGTAACCGTACCAGAGGTTCCACCACCTGTAAGAAACGACCCTGCTGTAACGCCAGTAATGTCACCTACGTTTGTTGTATATCCAGCATCATTATTAAATCCGCTGATGTTGATATTGCCCTTGGTCAGCTTTTTCTGAGCGTTTACTGAGTCAACGACTACAAAGAAATCTCCGTCACCATCTGCTGTTGACGTTGTGAGTTCGCTTAAATCTACGTTGAAAGTCGTACCAGATAGATCGAGTGCTGTGCCTGCGCTGTAGGTAGTGTTGGTGTCAGTGGAACTAATTGTACCGTCACCTGCGATTGTTATGTTAGTACCTGCCGTAAGAGCAGCAACTACATTCGCGGTATCCGTGACATCCGCACTCGCTTCAATTCCGTCTAGCTTTGTACCATCCGTTGCAACGTCACGACCATCAACAGTGCCAGACACAGCGATATTACCCGTGATGTCTACGCCTGTGCTGGTGGTGGCGAGTTTGGTGTTGCCGTTGTTATATAAGGTTACTGCGCCGCCGTTAACGGCATAAATCATGTCAGTATTACCACTTGCAGATTTAACACTGAACTCTCCTGCAAGTATTCTTAAATCGCCAGTGCCTTGATCTGAAATATAACTATTAGACCCATCATGGTAAATCTGTAGGTCAGACCCTGCGCCGAAGATGGCTTTGTCGTTGTCGCCGAAGTTGATATCTGCTGTTGTTGTCAGACCAGCAAAAGTCGGTGAAGCGGTTGTTGCAACGTCCTGACCAATCGCAATGTCATTAGCATTGACCGTAACACCTGTGCCTGCACCCGCTGCAAAGGTTGTGCCTGTAAGAGTAAGGCCGTTACCTGCTGAGTAAATCTGCGTGGCAGAAATCTGTGAGAACGTAATGTCCGTTGTCCCAAAGGTAATCGTACCTTCGGTTGTCATCACATAGGTTTCACCAGCACCTGCTGCACCTTCTTGAACAAAGAATGCATCCCCTTGACCCAAAGCATCAGGGTCTGATGGGCCATAGCTGTCCGCATCAGTCGCACGAGTAAGAACCCAGTTTGTGCTTGCAGAACCTACGTTGGTGACTGTGTATACGCCGTTATGCGCTGCGTTTGTTTGTTCATAGATAAGAACACGGTCATTCAAGACCATTGTCACGCCATCAATAACAAGTGCAGCTTGAGTCCCTGCGTTGGTAAGCGTAGCACCTACACCGCTTGTACCGTTGTCATAAGTAGCGTTGAGGTTGCCTTCCTGCTCAACACGAACAGGATCATGGTAGTGCAAACCTGCTGCTGCAATCGTGTCTACATACTGCTTCGTCGCGGCTTGCAAATTAGATGTTGGGTCTTGATTAAGAACCAAATCACCAGACCCATCGAAATATGCGGCCTTTGTGGCAGGCTGCGTGATAAATACTTCGGCAGAACCAGCAGTAAGGTTTACCGCTGATCCTGAGTTTGAACTGGCTAAGACTGTTGTTCTAGCAAGCGTTGTACCTGACGCGGTAAATGTACCAAGCCCAACTTCCCACTCACCTGTGCTACTTTCAAAGATGGCATAGTATGTTGTGTCTCCATCAGACAGTGCAGACGAAAAGGACTGAAACCCTGTGACGGCACCTGCCAAAGTTAAGGTTCCCGTGCCTGTCGTCGCAGTGGTTTCTTTTACACGATCTTTTACAACTAGAGCCATCGCAACAATCTCCTAATAGCTACAACTTAGGCGATACGGATGATTGCGTTTGAGGCATCAGCCGTTGGAAACGCAATTTGGAAATCCCCAGATGTAGAAGTTTTGTCTGCACCAAAGTCAAGAACAACAACGGTGTTTGTTGTGCCTGTGCCAGCACCTTCAGTTGTATTGTAGATCAACGCACCACGCGCAGTGATTGTCGCTGACGTGAAGGTCAGGTCATCAAAGTCTGTGTAAGCTGTCGTACCAGATGTTGCAGGGTCAACACGAGTCAATGTACCACCACCAGCAGCATAAGAACCTGAATCACCTACTTCGTCAGTCGCCGTATAATCGGTTGTAGCCGCCGTAAATGACGCATTGTTGTCATACAGTGCTAGTTTAAAGGTGTCGCCACCTGAGTTCAAAAAGTTATGTCCACCTTCAAGAAGCTCTTTCTTGAAAGAAGTACACATGTAGTTTCCAGTAAAGGCCATATTAAAGTCTCCTTATGAGTTCAGCCAGTTCGGGATGCCCCGCATCATTAAGTGCATTATACACAGTTGTGCGGTCACTGCGAATAGCTTGTCGCATATAATATGCAATCAGCTTTTCAATGTGCTTTGAGAAAGCACGGGCTTGGTCTCTAACACCCGGATGGGCATTATCGGAGACCGATATGATCTTTTGGACACACTGTTCCGCAAGTTCATCTGGGGTAAACCCACGACCCTCAGTGGTTCTGATGTCCACCAAGTTCTCATGTTGAGGTACGTCTAGGTTTATCTTAAACATTTACATCTCCACTCGTGGCTGACCATCACGATAGTCATCTCGCTTTAGTCGCCCTTCGCCAAGAACCATTAGACGCTGCATGGCTTCGCTGTACCTCTGCTGATACATGCCAAGAACATCAGGCTCGCCCTTCATAAAGATATACGCCTCGACTAATGAGCCATACAGCAATGCTTCTTCTGCGTTTTGACCAAGCCAAGAAGTACTTGAGGTGACAATAGAGGGTGGATCAAAGTAATAGTGCAATTGAACTTCATACGCAGCGTCTGGCGTAGGGCCAAGGATGAAGTGACCCGGAGATGATGTTGACTGAACATCTCCATCAAACTCTGCATAATACTTTGGAAGACCAGTCGTCGTCTTGTTCGGATATGCCTCACGAACAAAGTTAACATCCTTCGGCAGAAGGTATGTATAGTCTCCATCACCATCAATTACAGCAATAGAAAACGGAGACAGGAAGTCTGAGGGTCTTGCAAGGAACCTGTTACTAGCCGTCATGTTGGCGGTGACGTTCTTCCGCAGCTCTGGGATTAGCACAGTGCGGTGTATCTTTTCTTCAGACTGCTGAACAAACGTAGGAATCTGAGAAACGAATGTAGTCTCGTTATTCTCAGTGTAGTCCTTGATTGCCTGTACTAACTCAGAATAGTTCATTTGAACTTATCCATCTCTCATAAAGTTACCGCCACGAGTTGCTGCGCCCATACCACGGCACATGCCACCAGATTTCATCTTCTTCATTTTGCCGCCATAGGCTTTGTAACCCATATTGTTGCGAACTTCTGTAGGCAGTTTTGATAGACCTTTGTTTCCTGCAGGTACATCCTTCATACCGCCACCAGCCTTCATAGCGACAGGCTTCTTCATCTTGCCGCCGTACATCTTCTTGTCGAGCATCTCTTGCTCTTCTTTTTCCGCTCGTGGAGAGACATCCTCAAACTTCAAGCGGTTCTTACCTTTACCAAGTCTTTTGCTAGGGCCAGCCATATTACGATCCTTCCGTTGTGGTGACGGTAACTCTTCCTACAGAGCCTACCATATATTGCGCTGGATTCCCAACAGGATTCCAACCGAACAACTCTCTGCTTTCATCTTGGGATGTATCAGGTCTTGGATTCAACAACGACTGTGGGTCATTGATCTTAATACGTCCCAAGAAGTTCTGTGGTTGATCTGGGTCTACAACATCTCTGCCAATCAAAAAACCAGTCTTATGCCCGTTTCGAAACTCAGGCACGAGGTCTTTCAAAGGATAGCGAAAGCCAGTCCTATCACAGAAACCATAAGCGTATTTGCCTCTCGCGTAACTCATCCGCCACCCATCACAAAAGTATCATATGGAACAAACTTGATTGATGCTGTCTCTTCATCCTCACCAGACGCAAGCTGGAACTGGAACTCGTATTCTTGCTTCAGTGCCTGTGAGCGGCCTGCAGCTTCAGGCTTCTTCATAGAAAGATAGTAAGCCATGCCAGAAACTAGAGCCGGAACGAAACGAGGAGGAACAGTAGATACATCACCACCAATGCCAGAAGACAATCCATCAATACCCTTCAATCTATAGTAAAACAAAGTGTATGTAGTTGACGCATCAGGCACAGGCCACAGAGTTACTTTGACTTCCGTTGGGAGCCTTTGGACGTAGATTTGGGTCGGCCTACCTTGCGTGTTTTTGTTTGTTTGCTGCGCGTAGGTTGAGACACTGATCCTTTCGAGGGCGGTGTCGGTTTGACTTGTACCTGTACCTGTTCGGACTTGGTGTTCGATGAGATCAATCGTGTCCGCAGGTAATGTGTAAGTCGCTGTGCCAGCCGTAATGGATAACGTACCAGCTTCAATAGTGAAGAGATTAAGGCCACGGTTTTGCCACTCCAATGTTAAAAGGTTAAGGCTCCGACGAGCCGTTTTAAGGTCATAGCCAGAGCGCATCTCAAGACCCGCCCGTTCATAGGCTTCCTCGAAAAGTTCTGGTAGGTCTGGTGTTACTACTGCCATGATCTTGTCCTATGTAACTACACTTCTGTGTCGTTTGGTTTTCTTTGCAATCTTTTTAGGTTGAGCCACATGCTGCTTACCTGCCTTAGTGCCTTGTCGTTTTGCTCTTGTGGTAGCTGCATACTCACTGCTGCTAAGAGACTTAATAGCCGAAGAAGGTAGATACCGTTCACCAGTAGCATTAGCACCTTGGGTAGAC